CGGCGCATGGTGAAGCCGAAGTTCTCGTTGATGGCGTATTCCAGCGGCTGCCAGAAGATGCCGATCACGTCGCCGGCGGACGCGGTGTCGAAGTCGGGCAGAATGTCCTCTTCGACGAGGGAAATGCCGCGGCCGAAGAATCTGCCGTTCGGGTTCATGGCGTCGCCATCGTTGACCTCGAGACCGGTCGCCTGGCGGAAGATCGGATTGCCGTTCGCGTCGGCCATCGTTTCGAGATAGGCGTCGACGGTGGACAGCGGGAAGATGAACTCGCCCGCGCGGTAGCCGAGCGTGAGCTTCGCGAAGAAGTTTTTGCGCCACTTGATCCAGTCGCCCATCTCGGCGGCCGTCATGGTGATGGTGTTGGTCACCCGCGCGTCGTTCAGGATGCCGAGCATCTGGCCGTTGCCGTTGCCGTTGACGATGCCGTAGTCCATCGCCTGCATATACGCGATCGCGATCACCTCGGCGAGGCGGGCTTCAAAGGAATCGAGGGTCAGCAGCTGCGCGACGAAGGTCTGCGCGATGCGGATCTCGGCCGTATGATACGCGAAGCTCACCTTCGCGAGCGCTCCGACCTTCTGACGAGGCGAGACGGTGGATTCGTTGATCCACTTGAACGACGCGGAAAGCGCGCCGATCGGGTATTCGACGCCGCCGCGGACGCTGGTTTTGCGGACCTTGTTGTACAGGTTGCCGTAGCGCTTGCGGACGGTGTTGATCACCTCGTTCATGATCGTGAGCGGGATCGCCGCGCCGGTGTCGGTGGTGCTGATCGCGTCGCCCGCGCGCAGCTCGGCAGGAATGGGAGTGCCCGCCTGCACGTAGGCCATGAACGCCCTGCGATACTCCATCGTGTTGTGCGCGGGCTCGTCGCGGGTCTGGGTCTGGACGCCGGTCATACCGAACGCGCCCACGATCCCGGCGTTGCGGGTCTGCGCGCCGACCGGAGGAACGGCCGCTCTCGCCTCCTCCGCCTCGATCTCCGCGAGCTCCGCGGCGGTCTCTTCGATTTCGGCATTCAGCTCCGTCACCTGCTCGGTGATGGATCTCACCTCGGCCGCGTCGGTCGATTCGAGCCCGCGCTTTTTGAGCGCGTCGCGCTTCGCGAGCAGCCTTTCGTGCTTTTTCTTGAGGATGTCCTTTCTCATTTTGTTGTACCTCCTATGAGTTTCAATTTTGCCTTGAGCAGATTGATCTCCTCCCCGCCCTCCGGCGGTCCCGCCTGCTGCTGCCGCGCGCTCTCCAGCGCGGACCGTGCGCTCTCCAGCGCCTCCTTGCCGCGTGCGGATATGCTTGTGGCGGTATATGCCGGCCATGTGCAAGCCGACACTTCCGCGATAGCATCGAACCTTTTGATGTGTCTCGTGGGATAATCGCTTTGCAGATCGTCCCACTCCTCGTCTTCAACGGAAAAAGCAAAGCTCATTCCGTCGAGATCCCCGCGTTCTACGGCGGAGTCAAGTTCCCGTGCGGTCATGTTCCGCTCGGTATCGATATCCGCTTCAAATTCAAGCCCGGTTGGCACGATGGTCAACCTCATTGTGCTTCGGCTTGTGTTGTTCCGGCTGCGCGCAACCGGGATCATTCGCTCATTGTGATTCACGAGCAGTGGCACGTCCTTCAGGTTTGCACCGTCCAGCGCGCCCGGCTCAATCACCTCACGAAACCATCCGCCTATATCCGTCGGCGAGCTGTATACAATCGGCTGCCCACTGAGTCTGCTTGTTCCATCCTCCCGGCGTTCCGCTCGGACATCGAATTTGTAAGCCCGTCTTTCAAAATCTTTTTTCGGCATTTTTTACTCCTCCATAACCGTATCGGTTTTCGATTCGTCCACGACGTCGACGTTTACCTTGCCGACCTGGTACTGGTTCGCGCTGTTCGCGTCGATCCAGTTGAGCGACATGAACCGTTTGCCTTCCAGCTCCGGCAGCGGCTTCAGGCCGAGCGCGACGCGCTTCTCGTTCTCGAACAGGCCGCCGGTCGGTGCGAGCGTGTTGATCATCTCGAGCGTCTGCGCGACGGTCATGAAGATCAGTTCCTTCGGGTACAGCGCGATCTTGTTGCCGAACGCCTTTTCCCGGTCGGTGAACATTTTTTTCGTGAATGCCTGGGAGATCGCGATCACGAGCGGCTCGAGCGTCTTCTGGTAGAACGCCTCGTACTGGTCCTTCGTGTAATCGCCTGTCAGGATGTTCAGCGGCACGCCCCAGTTGCGCAGGATCTTCTCGTCGATGAATTTCAGCGTATCATTGTCGACGAGCGCCGTCGATCGCTGGATCGGCGTGAAATCCGCTTTGATGTCCAGCGGCAGGAATCCGTTTTCTGAATTCGCGAGCTTCCGCTCCATCTCCCGCAGCGCGGCCTCCGTTTTCCCGTCGTCGATCATCGTGTTATACTTCACGACGCCGTTGACGGCGTAGGATGCGTTCATCGCCCGCGCGATCCCCTGCAAGAGTTTATAATTCAGATCCAGCGTCGAGAGCAGCGCCTTGTGATCCGGCTGTCCAAACTCGTCGCCGCCCATGTACTGATTCACGGCGAAATTGTACCGTACGTGGATCACGTCGTCATACGGGATCACCGTCTCCCACCCATTCCAAAACATAAACCGGCAGAACATCCGGTCCGTCTCGTCGACGATGAAATCCACCTGCGTCGGATTGATCGGATACAGCGCGTCGTAATACCGTCTCTCCTGCCCGGTCTGCTCGTCCACCCACGTCCTGTAAACCGGAATAATGAAGACGTTGTAGTTCATCAGCAGCAGCCACACGATCTTTTCGAGAAATTCCGACGTCGTCATGAGCGGATTCGGATTTTCGAGCACGTCCTGCACCTTCGAGCGCACCGGCACCGGGTCCGCCCCGTTGTACCTCACGTGCGTCGGATTCAGCTTTTTCATCTCGTCGACGATACATTTCAGCGCCTGCACCACCACGTCCGACGCGTAAATATTCGTGCCGAACTGCGTGAAAATCGGCGCGTAGCCGTTCAGCGTCGGCGCAAGTTTCTGATTCTTCGGACCTTTTCGGAACAGCCCGTCAAACCATCCCAAACCGATCACCTCCCTACGATTTTTGAGTATTCGCTCCGATACCGCCGGAGCATTTCAACCGCCATAATCAATGTGACGGCGCCGTCAATGCGTTTTGCATTCAGTCCGGCGGGCTTCACCGGCTGGATCGCCCCGACGTTGTCCACCTCGCAGCAGCAATTTGCCAGACACCACCGATCAACCGGGTTCCTGTTGTAGACGATCAGCCTCGATTTCAAATCCGCCTCGGTGAGTTTCATCGCGTTGGATAAGTGCCGCCCCTGCTGGAGCATCTCCGTCTCGAATCCGTATTCGTCGCAGCGTTCGAGGAAACTCTTCGCATACCGCTGGTCGTAGCCGATTTTGAACGGCCGCAGATTATAATCCTTGAACAGCCGGTAAAACCAGTCCGCGACGCCCGCGATGTCGATTTCGTTTCCCTCGCAGATCGTCACGTGCCCGGCGCGCGCCCATGTTCGGTACTCCGCGCCCGCTTCCCTGTCGTCCGCGGCTTCGAGCTTCGATTCCGGGATGAAATACTGCGTCAAAATGTAGATCGTTTTGCTTCCCGGCCGCATGATCAGCGCCTTTGCGCACGCGAGGTCCGTCGTCGCCGCGAGGTCGACCGCTCCGAGATAAAAAGCCCCTCTCAGATCGTCCGGCGCGAACGCCTCCGCCTCGTAGTCGTAATCCTCGAGCATCAGCCATGACTCCGCGTTCGTCTGCGGTATGTTGAAATCCTTCGTCAGCAGGTGGATCCGCGTCGCCTTGTCGTGCCTGGCTGCCTCGACGTCCCGCCGGAGCTTGTCGATTTTTTTCACGCCGTACCGGATAGACGGATTCGACTTCTCCCAGCTCGCCTCGCTCGTCCAGATTTCCTGCTCGCTGTCCTGCTCAAAGAGGAACGCGAGAAAATGCGGATCGTCTATCTCGCCGGAGATCGTTTTTTTTGCATAGCTGATTTTGTGATCGAGGTAGCAGTCCCGGTTGAATCCCTGCGTCGTGCAGTTCAAAAAGAGCGGCTCCTCTTTCGAGGACATTCCTCGCCAGCACGCTTCCGCGATTTCCGACTGCCCGTTTTCCTCGTCAATATCGTGCGATTCGTCAAGATAGGTTTTTGAAATGTTGAACCCGTCCTTGTTCTGTGTCCGGGAGGACAGCCGGAAAATCGTAATATTCCGCAGGACGTTCCGTATCTCCGTGAGGTTCTGGCCGGTGACGGCTTTTTTCGGGTCGAGGCGCGAGCGCATCCCTCCGATTTCCGACCAGATCAACCGGGCCTGCCGGTCGTCGTTCGACGCGCAGCATATATCCGTCCCGCCCTCTCCGACGAACAAATCGCAGTTTCCGTCCGCCGCGAACATGGTGCTCTTTCCGTTTTTACGGGCGATTTCGAGCAGTCCTTCCGTGAACCGGCGGAGCTTCGTGTCCGCCATTTTGTAGCTGTAAACCGCTTCCCACCACGCCTTCTGCCACGGCATGAGCGTGATCGGCTGCATATAATACGGCGCTTTGGATTGCAGGCACATCGTCTCCATGAACCTGATCCGTTTTTCTGCCTCCGCCGTGTCGTAGATATACGTCGGCTCTTCCAGCTCTTCGATCAGCTTTTTCACCGCCGCCCTGATCCAATACCCGGTCACAACCTCCCGCCGCTCGATCAGGTCGGCGTATTCTTCCAGATATGTCATCGCCCAAGATCAAATTCTTCGAGCCGCTTGAGCAACTCGTCCTGTGCCGACGGCTCCTGTTTCGCGACGATCCCGCACAGAATCCGGATCGCGTTCATGTACGACGACGCCGTTTCCTTGTACAGCTTCGCCGCGGGCGTGTATTTCTGAAGCTCCGGCCGATGCGGATGCACCCGGATGAACGGCAGCCCTCTCAGCTGCTTCATCCGCAGCTCCATCGCGACGACCTCGTCGATCATCGGAGCGATAATCGTGCGCGTCCCCTCGTCGATGTCCGCGAAAATCTCGTCCAGCTCGGACCGTCTCTTTTCTGCATCCATCGAAAACCACCTTTCAAAATCTTCGGCCAAAAATTTCAAAAAAAACGAAAATTTTGCTCCGCGCGCAAAATATGGCCCCTTTACAGTTCCCTGACGCCCTCCAAAAAGCTGAAAAGGGGGGGTGTCCGGTCCCTCATTCGGAATAGGCGTCAAACCAGTCCGACACATATCCGCGCCATTTATCGTTTTCGGCTCTCGCCAGGCAGTCGGCCTTGTCCGTGTCGATGAATACCGGCTCCGCGCCGATCAGCCCGCACATCCTGTCCCGCTCCGCGCGCAGCGGATAGCCGCCAACAACAAACGCCCGCCTCCATTTCCCCGCGCGAACCCGGATCTGATCGATCATACAGTCCCGCAAGCCGAACACATTCTGCGCGAGCCTCGGCGGTTTATGATACCGGTCGGAAACACACACGGCCTCCCACAGCGCGTCAATGTCCAAAATCAAATCGTCCGCGGATGCGTTCTCCCGCACCCACGTCGACTTTCCCGCGCACGGCGCGCCGTACACGAGGAACACCCTGCGCTGATACGTACCGAAGCGCTCGTGGATCGCGTTGTGACACCGGAAATGCACGAGCTCGATGTTGTCAGGATTCAGGCTCACCGCGGCGTCCGTCACGTTCGCGTCCGTCAGCTCGATTACGTGGTGCCCGATGCAGTCGTATCTCGCCACAATCGGCTCGCCGCACCGCGCGCACCGAAGAATCCCATCCGCGTCCATTCGCTCGAACATCAGCCCTGTTTTCAGCTGCGTCCATTCCCGCGACTGATAAAAATTCTCCAGTGTGAACATCATGCGAGCGGCACAAGCAAAACCATCACATAGCTATTCGCCGTCCAATTATTGTACGATCGCGTGATGAATTGAATATAACCATCAGAGACTCTGGACGTCGAAATGTCGCGGTCGTTTTGACCGCAGACAGCAAAATCCGTCGATTTAACGCCCGTCACGGCAACGGCCGCGGTCGCGGTCCCCACCGACTGCTGGTTCCAGCTCGACGCCGGAATCGTCACGCTGATCACCGAAAAGGTCCTCGCCGCGATCTCCTGCGTGTGCTCCGCGATCGTCTCGCCCTGCTCCTCGATCGTCTCGCCCTGGGACGCGATCGTCTCGGTGTGCCCGGCGATCGTTTCACCCTGGGACGCGATCGTCTGGGTGTGCTCCGCGATCGTCTGCCCCTGCTCCGTCACCGTGTCGCCGAGGCCGCTCAGCGTGCCGTTGATCATGGCAAAAACCGCGTCCAGCTCGCCTTTCGTGTATGTATCTTTTTTGTTTTTTCCCTCGCCGAATCCGTAGATACTCATGGTATCGTTTCTCCTTCCCAGTCCTCGGCCTCCGCCTTTTTCTTTTCGAGATCGATCTTTTCCCGCTTGAGATCCATCGTCTCCCGGTCGTCGTTGCGCCACTTCGGATCCAGATTCTTCAAGAGCAGGTGGATCGCGCCCGTGTCAGGCGGAAAATACCGGTCGAATTTTTCAACGACGGTCACCTTCTTTCCGTTCTCCTGCCGCTCCGTCGTCTTCGTCTCCGTGTACGAAAACCCCTTTGCCTTTTGTTTCAGGGAGATTTTCAAATCCTCGACGAGCGCGTCCCGGCCTTTTTTCAGCGCCTCCCGCAGCTCCGGGTGATCCCACTTGTACGTTCCGAACGTCCGCGCGGAAATACCCAGCTTTTTCGCGATCGTCGCCTCGTCCGTCACGCCGATCCACTCGGTGATCTCGCCGAGCCGCGGCAGAACCAGTTCCGCGTATAGATCGCGCCGTCCCATAGCATCATCCCTTCCGTTTGTTGCGCTCCGCGGATTCTCTCCGCGTCAGCCGTCGCAGATATGCCTCAAGGGCCCGCCGCCGCTTCTCCGACGCCCGGAGCGAGGAAATCGGCAAATATACGATCGTGAGCCCGGCCTCCTCTGTATGAATCATAAATAATAGCTCCTTTTATCCGCGCGCCCGCGCGCCTTTTCCGGCCGGCATAAACCGCAAAAACCGAACAAACCCTCCGAACCCCCGCCGGCGATTGCGTCCGGCACACACCGCATCGTATTTTCTTGTTTGTTTAATATTACCACAAATATCCCGTCTATTACTGACACGTTTTCTCCCGGTATCCGAGCCACATCCGACGCGCCTCGGCGATCCATCTGTACACCGTCCTCTCGTCGGCCGTGAGCAGAAACGCCGCCCTCCGCACCCGCGCCGTCACATCCGAACGCCGCAGCGCCCGCCCCGGATACGCCATATAAACCTCCGAAACGGCCGTCATGATCTCCGCCCACGCTCGATTCGCCCGCCCATGACGTGACGACAGCTCCGCGAACACAGCGGCACAAGCCCGGAGGTCGTCCGGGCTCTTATATTTTTCTCGTTCGATCTTCCCGGCGTCCGGACATCCGAGCCGCGCCCATCGTCGGAACGCCTCCGTCGCCCGGTCGCGATCCCGTTTTGATCCGCTCACGGCCGCCTCCTTTCTCTCCTGCTCCGGTCACAAAACTTTACGCATTTACAAGGCTCACTCGTCGCGGCGCTCCGCCGCAGGCTTTTTCACGTATTTGAAATATAAGTAACCGTAACGATTCGATTTTGTTTCTACAAGTATATAGCCCTTCGGCGCCATCGGCGGTTTCGTCTCGCTGTACTGCCGCCGCGCCTCCGTGGGCGTCTCCCGCTCCGGCTGCCGCGCGTTCCGTGTCGCCCGCCATCTGTGCCCGCCGAATTCCTCGCGCCAATGATCAAAGAGGTAGTTCGCGAGCCCGGTATAATCCGCCCCGTGATCCACGCCGTCATAGCGGCAGTGCGCGCGTAGATGCGAAACGCGGACGATCTCCCCGAACGTCCATTTTCCCCGGAGCACCTCCTCCGGTACGCCCTCCGATACGACGTGCAGGTGGAACCGGTGCGTCGTCTTCCCCTGCCCGTAGTAGGCGAAAATCACCGCATCCTTGTACGCACGCCGAAGCCGCCGGACGTAGATTTCTCGGATCGCGCGGCACTCCCGCGCACTATGTACCTCGTTCTCGTCGTCGAACGTCAGCGTGGAATACAGCGAAGTCGGCGAGAAATTCTCATTAAACAGCCGCGCGTGACGCCGTCTTGAAATCTCGTTCCGGTGATGCGCCCGATCCTCCTCAGTCTCGAACCGCGGCCGGTACGCAGCTTTTTTCACATCCGTGCGGTCCGGAGCGAAGAAAACCTCCTGCTCGCATACGACACCCGAGAATGTCCGCACCTTGACCCTTTTCATTTCCATCTCCCGGCAAAACCATACCGGGACGGACTTCCCGCCCCGGTTTTTCCCGTTTTCTTTTTCTCAGAACGGCATCTCCTCGTCGTCCTCGGTCATCGCCTCGGCGATCTGGACGGCCGCGTCCGGCGTCTGGAATGCCTGCGGCGCGGGCGCGGGAGGCTGAACCCCGTCCGGCCTGCCCGCCGGCATTTCGGATTTCGCGTCGACAAAATACGCCTCGTCCGCGACGATCTCCGTCTTGAAGTGCTTCTGGCCGCCCTGATCCGTCCACGACCGCGTCTGGATCGTGCCGACGACGCATATCGAGCTCGCCTTGCGGAAGTACCGCGTCACGAATTCCGCGACCTGCCGCCAGGCTGTGACGGTGAGAAAATCGGCCGCGCCGTCTTTCGCCCCGCGCCGGTTCACGGCGACGGTGAAGGATGTGACGGAAACGCCGGACGGCGTCGTCTGCAGCTCCGGGTCTGCCGTCAGCCGCCCGC